CGCCGATTCTAACCCTTATGCGGTGTTAGAAAAGGCTTCCACTGACTGTTGCTCGCGCACTAAAGTGTTGGATGGTAAGGCCCGGACTCTCGTTAGGTGGTACGAGAAGATGGGCCTTCGTCGTTCCCGTTGGCCCCGGGGGGGGATCCAATGTTCCGAGCTCCGCGGTTCCGTAAGGTCTTGTTTCGATGCACAGCTCCCCGTTTCCTGGGAGCTGAGTTTCAAAACCATTTCCAAGGTTGATTTCGACGTCTGCCGGTTTTGCAGCCGGTTTGACGACGAAAAGATTGAGGATTGGAAACGAGACCGTATGGCCCAGGTTGATTACGATGAGGAGCATCTCGCTCTGTTTGAAAAGTGTGTTTCTATGAACGTCCCTGATCGGTGGGACGATAGACGCACTCCTTTCATTCCGAGTGGTAATGCAACTCTCAATCACCGCCGCGTCGAGGGGGGAAATTGGGTTGTGGAGGAGTTCTCAGATGAGTGTAATCCTAAACTGGTGTGGTCCAAGGGCAAACCCCGGGTGGTCACACTTTATTCTGAATACAACACGAGGATTCTAACTCCTTTACACCATTCTCTTTATTCAAGGCTCCGCAAACGGGACTGGCTTTTGGTCGGTGACCCCCGTAATGAGCACATTCAAAATCTGAACGGTGGTGGCGATTACGTATCTATAGATTATTCGCAGGCTACCGACAGGATCAAGTCCCGGTACGTACAGATACTGGTGGATGTGCTCAAGCGCAAGAGTTGCGGCTTGAGCGAAGAGGAGGAGAGGTGTCTCGACGTTTTGGGAGAACTCCGCTTCGACGGCGATCTTGCCAAATCCGGTCAACCCATGGGCTCCGTTATGTCATTTCCGATGCTTTGCATCATTAACAAAACGAATATTGACATGGCCCTTGGTTCTTTGATGGATTCTGGAAGGATTGGCCTCGAGGAGTATCGCTCTATTCGACTTAAAATTAACGGTGATGATGGCCTGATCAAGGAACCCCGTGCGGGTGAGGTCATGCTGCTTGATGCCGTTCGTGATAATAGTTTTAAGATAGGGCTCTCCCTTAACGTCGAGAAGACGATGGTGGATCCTGAACTAGCGGAAATCAATAGTACCCTGTTTCGCAAGGGGAAGATTGTCAAGAAGTTTAATGCTTCCGCAGTTTGGATGAAACCTGAGATGGAGGATGTCCTCGGCTTCGCCTACGAGGCCAGCACGGATCTGGAGACTTTTCGAAAGATTGTGAGGGGCAACCTTCACATTCTTCGCACTCAAAAAGAAAAAAATCTCCATTCTTTACCTTATGCCGCACAGATGGTATGCAGGAAGGATAAGAGGATCCGCGCTGCTCTTGTATCTGTCCCTACCTTGATTCGACCTTCCGTGGTCAATCCCTTTTCTGTAGAAGTTGAACCCGAAGGGTACTTCCTCCCTCGCGACCGGATCGAAGGTGCTATTCATGGCGCCATCGAAAAGGCTCGCGAGGGGGCGATTGCTCGAGCTGGGGTGAGGAAAGGTCGTTTCAAGTCTGGTTTTACGCCTGATGCAGTTAGTTTCAGCAGCCTGTTGAAAACCCCGCCTGCGGGGCCTGCTGTTACTTTAAGCTGTTTCGTTCAGGCTTGGAGGGACGAGATGTTAGAGAGAGCGATGTGCGAGGATGAGAGAGAAAGAGGGGATCTTCCGTATGAGCCCGCGGAAATCCTCGAGAGTGGTGAGGGCGCCCTGATCGCGAGAATGGAGGAATTCATTCGCGATTACAGGGAACTAGTTTCTACCCCCCCGAGAAAGTCCGTTTTTGAAGTGAATGTGGCGGAAGATTTCATTTCATTTACGTAGGGTCTGAACTAGATCATGACATCAAAACCCTGGTGTGACTGTTTACCG